GATGTTTGCAGACTTAATGGGGTCAGACGGTAACATTAAGTCAGATAAGATGGCTACCTCTGCTGCCAAGAACGATCTCAGCAACGTAACATCTCTACCAGCCTCTGTACGTACACAACTTAAAGGGGATATAGGTAACACTGGCGCTCAGGGCACTAAAGGTGATACTGGTGCTGTAGGCCCAGCAGGATCTAATGGTACTATTGGAGTAGATGGTGCTGTAGGCCCAGCAGGATCTAATGGTGCTACTGGTTCTCAAGGGCCAATTGGTAACACTGGTGCTACTGGCTCTCAAGGCCCACAAGGTAACAGTGTAACTGGAGCAACTGGCGCAAGAGGCCCATCAGGAAACACTGGTGCAGCAGGTTCTAATGGAACTAATGGATCAACTGGTAATACGGGTGCTACTGGCCCACAAGGTAACAGTGTTACTGGAGCTACTGGTGCTAGAGGCCCATCAGGTTCTACAGGCTCACAAGGAGCTACAGGTGCTAAAGGAAACACTGGTAATACAGGTTCTCAAGGCCCAGTAGGTGCAACATTCTCAATGTCAGGTACTACCCTGAACATCACTACATAAGGAGGCAATATGAGTCAATCAATTGCTTTAGGTAATGTAGGAACTGTGAATTTCAATGGGTCTAGTGTAGATAAGATTAATCTTAATGGAGCTACAGTGTGGGAAAATCTACAATCATTCACATCTGGAACATTTTCAGGATTAACTGGTAAGCTAGAAATTGAGTATTGGGGGTGGCTTCAAACACTTATTCCTGGAATTAATGGCGCAGGGGGCTGGCAGCCTGTTGGAACAGCCCCATCCAATACCAATGCAGGTCTCCCATCAGGAGTAACTGTAAATGGTATTTTCATTGAAGAGTTTGATTCTAGTAATCGGGGTTACTTAAAGGTGGTTATCAACGGATGGAGCAGTAGAACATCTGCACCTTTTAACTCTCTGGTGTTTAAGGGCAAGACTTTTGTGCCTGTTACATCCAATAACGCATCAAACGCTGCATTCGTAACGTACAATTTGAGTGGTGTTGCAAATAGGGTTGAATACCAGTGGGTTTTGCATACAAACAACTCAACACCCCCCTATAACGGCTGGTCTAATGCAGCCGTTTGGCCTACCCACAAATCAGATAATGGCACTCAAGTGGAGTACAAATTCACATGATTATTTATTCAGAATTAGTAACAGAATTAGCAGAAGATGATTTCAATAAACTTTACACATCAAGTGAAAGTCCCCTAATCAATGGTAACTTTCCTGTTCCCACGCTCACAGACTCAGATGGACATATCTTTACTACATTAGGTACATCTTTTGAACATACTATTAGAGGACACATAAACGGTTCATTCATTAAAGGAAGCACTGCATTTGTTCTCAGAGAAGAAGGAACAGGTCTAATCCTAAGCTTTCAACAAGGTACTTTAGATGATGATGGCACGTTCCATAGTAGATTTCTTTTATTTTCACCAGACTCAGCAGGGTCATTGGGCTGGGTTTATAACCAAGCACAGTTTGGTGGGAACTCAGAAGTGGTCAAGCATCTAGGGATTAAGCGCATGTGCTCATATCCTATAGGTGAGAACATGATAGCTTTTGTTAGAGCGATTGGAAAAGTTCAGTTAGAGGATTTGAAAAATGGCTCTAAAGCTTTCCGCACCCCTTGGGGCTGGGATAACTATGAAACTAACTTAGTGGATATGTAACTATTATGGATCAGTACAAGGAAACCGTGACCAAGCTAGAGTGGCGCGTTGATGGTCATGATACTGAGATTACACTTCTCAAGCAAACCTCTGGCGAACTTAAGACAACCTTAGAAACAATCATCATGACCCTAAAGCAAATAAAGTGGATTGCTATTGGGGCTGGTGCAATATTCTTCTCAGACCAAATAGGTCTTATGGGTGTTCTTAAACTAGCTGCATTATAGGAAACTAATATGTCAATACAATATAGAGGAGAGACTTTCGCAGGTTATAATAAACCTAAAGCTTCTGCTAAAGGGAAGAAGTCTCATGTAGTGCTTATCAAGGATGATGGTAAAGATAGAATGATACGCTTTGGTGAGCAAGGAGCTAGTACAGCAGGCAAGCCTAAAGCAGGTGAGTCAGCAGCTATGAAAGCCAAGAGAGCTAGCTTCAAAGCACGACATGGGAAGAACATTGCTAAAGGGAAAACCAGTGCAGCTTACTGGGCTGATAAGGTGAAATGGTAGAGGAGAGTATTATGAAAGGTGTTAAACATTATTTAAAGAATGGGACAGAGTACAAAGGTAAAACTCATAAACATACGTCAGGTAAGTTAATGACAGGTGCAAAACATACTGCCTCTAGTAAAGTACTAGTACATAAAAAGGTTAAGAAGTAATGTTTGGTTTACCGATGGAAATGATCACAATGATTCTAAGCGTCTTAGGAGGCGCTGTAATGAAGATGTGGTCACAGTCACAGTCTGATAAGGCTGACCAGCAGAAAGCTCTTATACAGCGATTCTCGGCCTCTGAGGATAGTGTAGCTAATGCTCGTACCTATCAGAACCCTAATGCCCAATGGATCAGGAGATTTCTAGTAGTTTCTTTTATGGGGATGGCAGCTTTTATATTAACGGCTCCTCTATTAGATTTACCTACTGTAGTTCCTGTTGAAGTTACTTCTGGATTTAAGTTTCTATTCTTAGATTTTACTAATACAGTTACTGAGTGGAAAACTTTAGAAGGGATGGTTACTCCTGAGTGGTTGCCTCATGCAATCATGGCTGTAGTAGGCATGTACTTCGGACAATCAATAGTCTCAAGAAAATAACTCTTGACTTTCTTATATAAATATGGTATAAATCTATGAATTACTTAGCAGCAATTAACTCGGTACTTATTCGTTTACGTGAACGTACAGTAGACTCTGTACATGAGAATGAATATTCTTCTCTTATAGCGGTTTTATTAAATGATTCAATTCAACAAGTAGAGCAAGCATGGGATTGGTCAGCATTGCGTACTAGTCTTACAGTTACTACTTCTAATAATGTTTTTAACTATGAGTTGAATGGTTCACAGAATAGTATTAAGGTGTTAAGTGCTTTGAATGCTTCACTTAAGAGACCAGTGCAGTATCAAACTGCTGCTTGGTTTGACCAACAGTACTTAACAGATACACCTTCTGTAGGTTCTCCACAATATTATTCTTTTAATGGTGTCAGTGCTGATGGAGATACGTTAATAGATGTGTTCCCTAAACCTGATGGTGTTTATACATTACGATTTAATGTTGTACAACGTAGCCCTGATTTAGACTTAGAATCGGATACGTTCCTTGTTCCTCATCGACCTGTAATATTATTGGCATATGCTAAAGCTATTGAGGAAAGAGGTGAAGATAATGGGCAGACAGGTAACACTGCATATATAACAGCTAACGCTTCATTGTCTGATGCTATAGCTTTAGACGCATCGAAGCATCCAGAAGAGACTGAATGGTATAGTGTATGAAACAATTAGTTAGTTCGTCCATAGCAGCTCCAGGATTTTATGGATTAAATACACAGGAGAGTAGTGTCACTTTAGCTAGTGGCTTTGCTCTTCAGGCAGATAACTGTGTAATAGACTCAGAAGGTCGTCTAGGTGCTCGTAAAGGTTATGTGTATCAGACTACTTCTGGTGGCACTGGTAGTTCTATCCAAGGTATATTTGATTACGTAGGGGCTACAGGACATATTGATTATATCTCTTGGGGCAATGGTAATATTTATAAAGGCTTAGGTACTCTAACCCCTTTAACTCTACCTGCTGGCTACACAATAACAGCAAATGATTGGCAAGCAGCCTCACTAGGGGGTTATGTATTCTTAGCTCAAGAAGGTCACTTTGTTCTGAGAATTGATTCTAACTTTACAGTGACAGTATGGGATAGGCACTCAAATGGACATCTATTTCCAGCAGTGTCATGGATTACTAGTGCGCTAGGTAGGTTATATGCTGGCGCTGATCCAACTGATAGTTATACTCTACGTATCTCTGATGTACTTAATGGAGATTTTCATGGAGGGTCTTCTGCAGTAATTGACTTCCGTAAGATCTGGACAAACGGTGGTGACGAACTCGTAGCTGCTCATGGCTTTAACGGACGTTTAATTGTTTTCTGTAAAAGATGTATTATAATCCTAGAAGATAGTAATAACAATGATCTGTTCTTTGACGTTGCAGATGGTAGCTTAAGAGTTACAGAGATACTAGATAATGTAGGCTGCGTTTCTAAAGATTCTATACAAGCTGTAGGAGACGATCTTTACTTTCTCTCGAACACAGGACTACGTTCTATGAATCGAGTCATTCAAGAGAAGTCTAATCCTATATCAGATCTTTCAGTTAATGTACGTGATGACCTTGTTAAAATTATTAATGCTTATTCAAATGATAACGTAACTTCTATTTACTCAGCAACCAATGCTTTCTACTTATTAATATTCCCTTCATCTAAATTAGTTTATTGTTTTGATACAAGAGGTAGATTACAGAACGGAGGCTTGCGAGTAACTAAATGGGTAGATAGTCCCATACTAAGCGGTGTCTCTGCTACTGATGGTTCTCTATATCTGGGTCAGATTGATGGTATTGCAAAATATACTAGCTATCAGGACGATGGACTATCTTACTACCTCGCCTATAAAACAAACTACTTTGACTTTGAGCAACCAACAATTAACAAAATCTTAAAGACTGTAGGTGTTACAGTGATTGGTGGTAGTGGTCAGAACTTTGTTATTAAAGTAGGCACAGACTACACTGATCAACCTCGTTCTTATAACAGATCGGTTAAGCAGAGTGCCGTATCTGAATATGATGTTGGAGAGTATGGCCCTTTAGTGGGAGGAGAGGTTTATACTTATGAAGATCTAGGAGGAAATATAGTAACTGCAACAACAGTCGCAGGTACGGCAGAGTTCTCTGGAGGTGGTTTAACAGATCGTATTAAGGTAGCTGTTGGTGGACAAGGAAGCGTAATCCAATTAGGATTTGAAGCCTATATAAACGGTAATCAATTATCAATTCAAAAGTTTGACTTATATGTTAAACAAGGTAAAACTAACTAATGAGTAATTATTCTAAGTCAACAAACTTCGCTGTTAAAGATAGCCTATCAGCAGGTACGATAGCTAAACGTGTACGAGGTACAGAAATAGATGATGAATTTAATTCTATTGCTGTATCAGTTAACTCTAAATCTAACGCAAACAATGCAGCCCTTACAGGTACTCCTACAGCACCAACAGCGGCTCTAGGTACTTCAAGTATACAAGTAGCTACTACTGCTTTTGTAGGCAATGCAATCGCTGTTATTCCTGATTCAGGTATAGCTGACGTTGTTATTAATGGAGCAGCAGGTGCTATAGGAAAGACTATTTACATTGATGATGACGCTCCTGTCGCTGAGGGTACTAACGGAGATATTTGGTTTGAGTACTAAAGTTAAAGTTGGAAGTAGTTGGGAGACAGTTCAAAAGATCCATGTTAATGATGGAGGTACTTGGACTCAAGTTAAAAAAACTTATGGTAAAGTAGGAGCTTCTTGGGAAACTACTTATGAATATGAGTGGGTGTATGAATATAGTGCGACTGAGCATTTAAACCAAGATATAGATACTATTAGTGGAATAGATAAGTTTCATAATGTACGTATTGTTATTCCATCTGGTGCTACAATTAGATCAACTTCTGCAACAGGTTCTGCACTTCATACAGGAAGTAATTATAGTGGAACATTAACCATTGAAAATGCAGGGAGTATTTTAGGGGCAGGTGGTCGTGGTGGTGATGGAGGTCGAGGAGATCGAACATCTGCTTCTGGTAATGCAGGACAAGCTGGTCAGAATGGTGGTTCTGCTATTAATATACAAAGCAATGTCACTATCATTAATACTGGTGTAATCCAAGGAGGCCAAGGAGGTGGCGGTGGTGGCGGTGGTGCGCTCAGTAATAACAGCTCCTCAGCTCGTGCAGGTGGTGGTGCAGGTGGTGGTGGTTATCCATATGGACAAGCAGGTGCTATAACTTACACTTCCTATGGCCCTGGAGGGCAAGGCGAACTTAACCCTACAGCAGCCACTGCCGCCACTTTAACTTCTAGTGGTTCAGGTGGACGAGGTGCTTATGCTAATGCTCAGTCAGGCTTTGGAGGAGGTTCATACGCGTGGGGTGGTGGGCCATCAGTATCTCAAGGTTCTCGTCCTAACTCTGGAGGGGCAGGAGGCGTATCTGGTGCTACTGGTACTAGTTCTCATCAATCTTCTTATGAAGGTACAGGTGGTGCAGCAGGCTCTACTGGAGCAGTATATTACAACCCAAATAACTTTACTATTAGTTAAAAGAATTTAAAACAGGAATATAAATATGAGTTGGTTAGCATTAGGTGCAGGATTATTAGGAGCTGTAGGTAGCTACCAAGCGCAGCGAAAACTTGGGGAAGCTCAAGACATGATGACTGGAGCAGGTGACAAGGCATGGGATAGAGGACAATATAAACCTTACGGTGTAACTACTGGAGCAGGGTCTTCTTCTTTTGCGGATG